ACACTTTTTTCATAATTCGTAAGACCGTTGATGGTGTTGTTGTTGACTGCTCTGTTAGATCTGTGGCTGAACAAGCCCAAGTTCCGGCTGTTAACCCAATTTTGGTTGTGCCTAATTTGCAGTTACCTGTGATATTGAGTATCATACAGCCAGTGGTTCCTATGTTATCTACAGCTGTACAGCGTGTTGGCGCCCCTCGTGTTGTAATTTCACAGGACTACTCGTTTGCTGATGTTGATATATCTCATGATGGTTGTTTTATTGACACTAAGTTGCCTGCTCCTAAGGACCTGCTTTGGAGCGCTGATGTTGCCGAGGTTAACCCTTTGCCCTACAGCTCTGTTAATAAGAATATGCAGGTAGCAGCTTTTGGTATAAGATTAGCTGTTCAGGCGAAAAAGAAACATATCATTTATTTGGGTTTTGCTAAGCATTACGAGTTGTTTGATCTTTTTGTTGCAGCGTCTGGGCAATTTGGTTTTACTTATGGCTTTTACGAGCTTAAACCTTTTGTTGATTTGGCGCTTGCTGCATCAAATTTAAACATTTGCCAATTTATGAGGCTCGTGAGCTTTCGAAACTATTCCAAGGTGGTCTTAGCAGTGATGATGTATTCGTTATATCAGATGCGTACACGGTTATAGACGGTGTTGCTGTTTCAGAATTAGCTTCTCTTAAGTCCAGTGTTAATGGTTTGTGGAAAGCTCGACTTGTCGATAACACTTGTGGTCATATTTATGTCCCACCTTTTGGAAATGTTCACGGAGGCATACCATGGGAAGTTTACACCACGAATTACGGTAGCAACGCAAAGTATTATCCCTCCTTAGAGATGAAGATGCAATATTATGCTAAGATGTGTACAATTTATCCATTTCCAATTGGAACTAGTTGTTGTTTGTCGTGTTTCCGAATGAATCACCTCTTACCTGGTTACAAGCAAAAGTGTACAGGTCGTAGTAGCCCTAGTAAGGTTACTTACGGCGATTACACATTTGAAGACTTTTTTGGACCGATTTCATTGCAGTCCAAAACTTCTGTTTTAGCAGAGAGTAAATTGGTGAGTAGATTCACGGTTTTTATGGGTCCTCCTGGATGTTTGAAGACTCGTGGGGCTATTTTGAGTATTATTGAGAACAGTTTAGTTAAAAATTTAGAAGTGTTGTACTCATCACCTGTGTCGAAAGTCAGAACAGATCTTATGGAATTTTTGAAACAAACTGGTTCGTTTGCCAGGGTTAAGTTTTGTTCCACACAGAAGATTCCACAAGGTAATTATCAAGTTATCT